GTATATGATAGATATAAGCCCAAAAGGCATTATAAGTTAAACGCAAATTATTATGAAAAATTTATATAAAGCATTAGCAAGTTTCCAGCAAGAAGTTCCAGTAATCTTAAAAGATACATCGGGCTTTGGGTATAAATACGCAGACCTACCAGCAATTTTTGAAGTAATAAATCCGCTTCTTAAAAAGCACGGTATGGGATTTTATCAAGCTGTAGACGGTACTCAAATACTAACTGTTGTATTCCACGTAGAAAGTGGAGAGTCAATACAAAGTGCAACAGATGTACCACAAGGTGTACAATTAAAAGGGATGAACGACTTCCAAGTATTAGGCTCAGCAATAACATACATAAGACGTTATGCACTATCATCACTTCTTGGATTAGTTACAGACAAAGATACAGACGCAAGCGTGGAGCAATTAAAGTCAGAGTCAAAAGTTATCAAAACAGCAAATGACATTGATATTTAATAAAGAAGCTCACACATACCACCTAGACGGTAAAGAGTTAAAATCGGTTTCAAAATGGATAGAGCAGTTTGTACCAAAGTTTGACTCGGAAGCCGTCTCGATGGCTTGTGCAAAACGTGATAACTTAAACCAGCAAGATATACTAGACAAATGGGAAAAGAAAAAAAACATTTCAGTACATCTTGGTAACTGGGTACACGAGAGCATAGAGTATTATTTAAAATACGACAAAGACTTTACCAACGCCCCTGTTGAAGCGTTCAAAAAACATCAAACACAAAATAGATATTTGTCGGAAACAATCGTGCATAATGACGAGATTGCTGGAACTATAGACTTAATAGAAGTTATAGAAAAAGGCAAAGTTAAAATACACGATTTTAAAACAAATGAAGACCTTTACAAAAAGAAAGGCAAATTATTAGGAGAATATAAACACCTTGAAAACTCGCCAGTAAATAAATATACTTTGCAATTAAACAAATACAAAGAATTGCTACAAGGTATGAAAGATGTTGAAGTTTTAGAATTAAACTTATGGCATTACAAAGACGGAGAGTTCAAGATAATTAAATTAGACATTTTATGATAAAGAATTTTACAATTACAAAACAAGATAACCAAGGTAAAGACAATTTACCAAACAGAAAAATTAGTACTAAAATTGGCGACAACTTTGTACAAATCGGTTCAGGCTGGGTTAAAAACGACAAAAACGGAAATCCTTTCATTTCAGGACAATTAAAAAACGAGTTTGTGAAAGATGACGGTATGGTATATGACGGGTATGTAATTATTACAGAGCGTGAATACAAACACTTAAAAAACTGTGAAGCACGTTGTCAATTTTTAACAAGTCCAACAGATGAATTTCCTGCAGGTATAGATTTAGCTAAGCACCCACTCAATAGCGATGCAGAGCAAACCAACTATGATAAAACTTTAGAAGATATAGGCTTTTAGTATGGACAAAAGAACAAATCAACAGAATAAAGCTTTGCATACATTTTTTCAGCTACTATCTGATGAATTAAATACACAAGGACTAGACGCTCGTGTTGTTTTGAAACCTACGTATAAGATATGGTGGACAGCTGACAGTATTAAAAGGGATTTGTTCTGCCAACTATCAAAAGCAATGTTCAACAAAGAACACACAAGCGACTTAACAAAAAAAGAAGTTGATAAAGTGTATGAACAGTTAATGTTTATTCTTGGCGAGAAATTCGGCGTATACGTTGAATTTCCTGCCAAGTTAGACAGCTTTGAGCAATTACTAAATAACAAATAATTTATGAAATACAACAAAGCACAAACAGAAGAGATTTCTAGATACTTAGATAGACACAATTGTGTTAGATGTAGTTCGCACCAAGATTTAACTATTGACCACATAATACCAGTTTCTTTTTTAATGCAACAATTTGGTGCAACAATAGAAGAAACGTATGACTGGGACAATTTCCAACCGCTATGCAGAAGATGTAATACTCTAAAATCAGGTAGGTTTGATTTGTCTAACGAAAAAACAAAATTATTACTAATTAAATATACTAACAAGTATTGTATATAATATGAAGAAACCACAAATAGAAATAATAAAAAAAAGATTAGCAAAGACAGGTAAAGTATCTCGCAACTGGTGTCTCAGCAATTTTATATCAAGACTATCAGCTCACATATACGACCTAAAAAAAGATGGTATGGAGTTTGAGATTATAAGAAAAAACGGCGACTTTATTTATAAATTAAAATAAGATGGAAAACAAAATAATTAAAGCAATCAAAAAAGGCGTATTATTCTCGGACATAATAAATAAAACAAAAGTCCCTGCTCGCACTTTTTATTCACGATTAAAAAATAATCCTGAATACATCAAAGCAAAAGAGTATAGAGAGAACCAATACTTGACAATAGTGCAAAATATATTTGAAAGCTAAACTGTGGATAACTCTCTTGCATAATATCTGCTAGTTGCTATAATAAAGATATTAGAAGTTAAGTTAATTTTTTATGAAAAAACACATTAAGGTTACTATAGAGATAGACGGTCAAACAGTTACAAGAAGTTATTTTGCGGACGTAGAAAGTGAAGATGTAAACTTCAATGACGAAATCGCAGATATGGCTAGTACAATAGAAACAGTCGAAGAAGAAAGTGATTTTGATATAAATTATTGGCACGAAGTAAACGCATAATATGAAAAAACAAAAAGTTAAACACAACGATAAAGTTATTGGCTACATCTACGAAGGTTATGATGTACCAATGACACGCTCTGAGTATCTATTCAATAAATTGATTATGTTTATGCTCTGGGTTATGGCAATAGTTTTTATGGGGTATCTAGCTATACAAATACTCGGCGGTGCAATAATATGGTTTATGAAAACAAATGACGATTTAAAATGCCACCGCATAATAGACCAAGCTATGCAGTACGACCAACTTTTGTCAGAATACGATGTTAAATTTTGCCGGTAATGACCTGTATTGATTGCAAACAACAATGCCAGTTTAGTACACGTAAACAATGTACCACCTGTTCACTACAAAAAATAGAGCTAATAAAAAACAATAAAGTAAAACTCACCCTCGCTTTTAAAAAGTTTCCAAGACCAGTAAAAACAGTTGATAGCTGGTTAAATAAAATAACATTGCGAGATATTTATAAGGAATTAAGATAAATTTATGAACAAACAATTTTTACAAGACTTAATAAAAGAGATGGAAGAGATACAGAGTAATTGGGACGGAGATAATCCAGGATTTGCAGAAGACAACGCAAATGTCGCCGAAGAAATTATAGAACACGCACAAGCAATTATTAGTTTATTAGAAGAGATTAAATAAATATGAAATACAAAGTTAATGACATCATAATAGATAAATATGGCGAAAAAAGAAAAGTACTAGAAGCATTTACAAATACATATATATTATCAGCCTATGACGATATGGAAGTAGCTAATAATAATGTCTATTTAGAAAAAGAATTAGATAAAAACGGCTACACCCTTTACCAAGAACCAAAACCAAAAATAGAATGGGGGAGTCCAGAGAGTATTGGTAAAAAGTATTGGTATTTAGATAGTTATGGTGATTGTATGTATGATATTTGGGTAGATAATTCTTACGACATCTTCCGCCTAAAAAATAAAAACGTATTTGATACAGAAGAAGAATGCGACGCTAGATTAAAAGAAATAATGGAGAGTTAATTAATAAAGAATTGTGTATCTAATGGATGTTGGTTCGAATCCAACCCGCAAGTAATTGCGAAGTGACAGAATACTAGTTGAGGTAATTGTTGGTGGAGTAGCTTAAAAGCAGAAAACCTTAATGATAAAATACTAGTTACATTAAGACCTCCATTAGGTACATAATTCAAACAACCATATGATAGAAAATATAACAAAAATTTTATGTTATCTAGATTTTCACAAATATAATCGTACTTTAGCTAAAAGATGCGTTTATTGTGGAAATGATATTGGAGTAGACAAATTAAACATTTTTCAAAGATATACCAAGAAATAACATATGATAGAAATCATCCAACGCAAAAACAAAAAAGACAAAGACCAGTTATTCCTAACCCTAGCGTTAGCAGTACTGGCACAGTTTTACACTGTAAAGATTAATGGAGTTAAATGGGTACCGCCCAAGAAATAGTTATGAAAAATAATAAACAAAAAATAATATTAGTAAGCATGGAGGGCGATAAAATCTTTATGACACACAGAACACCGCAGACACAAGTAAAAGTAGATGTAACCGCTGTATTTAATTTTGGTATGTTTATACAAAAAACACTAGAAAACCCAAACGATGAAAAAACACAAAAGTATATAGAGGAGAATTTTTATAAATAAACATAAATAGATATATGAAGAAACAATTAACAAAAAAGGAATGGGGAGAATTTGTGAGTAAAAATGGAGATAATAGTTATTCACTAGCTGTTTGTTTAGCAATTATGCTTCTTTGGGAAGAACCAAATAAAGAACCAATAGAGGTTTTGTCAGGGCTTGGTTTATCTGGTGCTCAGGCAGAGATGGCTATTGGTTTTACAAAAGAACATAATTTAGCTGTTACAAACATAGAAAAAAACCCTTTAATTGATAAAAGAGAGGATTTATTAGACAACGCTAACAATAAATAGTTTATGAAACCACACACACAAATATACGAACTAGAATTTGCTATTAAAAATGATGATGGTTCAACTTTTTATCATAGACCAGAACTTAAAATAAAATCAAATGGAATGTTGGAAATAATTAAAGTAACTGACTATGGTATAGGACAAAAACAAATGATTTTATTACTTAAAAAAATTACAAAGACATTATTAGAATTAGACAACGCTAACCCACAGGCATAAGTGTGGGGATTATATATGAAAAAAGAAGAAATATTAAATAAAATAAAAGAAGCCCTAGATAATCCAGATAAAGGAAGAAATTCTATGGGGTGTAGTGAAGCTAACTATGACCCTTTCTATGCGATAGGTCGTTGTTTTACAGAAGAAAAATTATTAGAAATGGATAAAGAAAAATTAGAAAATTTAATAAAACTTGGGGAATATTTATCAGAAGCATTTTACTAATCTATGGAAAATATATCAGAACTAATACAAAAGAATAAGGAGTCGTTTCATAAAGACATAAACCAAGAAGTTATACTAGACCAGCCAGTTAGAAATGTACTAAAAGGTATTGATATACTAAACACCCAATCACTAAAATCCCTAATTGACGCAGTTATAGAAGATGAGGAGAAAGAAATAAGAAATTATAAAGAAAACTGGGAAAACCAAACTGATTTAGATAAATCAATAGCACTTATAAAAATTGAAGCCAAACAAGACACGATTTCCAAATTACAAGCTATTAAAGAATTATTATAGTATGAGTTATTCGTATGTAGAAGACATTATGAACAAAATTAGATTTAAAGATAGTTTTAGTATGCCACGTATATTTGAAACAGGAAGCTCAAGAAACTCAGATGAGGGTAAACTTGACTACGCAGGATTTAATGCACCAATAGTAGAATGGATTTTTGCCCAGTATATGCACAAGCATAGGTTCCTAGAAGATGGTACAATGAGAGCAAGCGATAACTGGCAAAAAGGATTTCCACAAGAGGAGATATTAAAATCACTAGTTAGGCACGTTAAAGATTTAGAGCTTATTGCGGCAGGGTATAACTTAACCGAACACGGCAAAGATGTATCTATGACCGATGTACTATGTGCAATAAGATTTAACACAAACGCTTATATATTATCAATAGTAAAAGGACTGGAGGCACAATCACCAGAACTTAAAACAATAAACAGAAATTATGAAGATACTACAAGCGGATTACGATAAACTTTCACAAGACAAAAAAGACGCTAGTAATTATGAAGTCTTACCAAATCCAGGTTCAAAAGAAGCAATAGCAATGAACGACATTTGCCCTGTGATAGATAACAGCTACGGTAAAGGCTACTTTGGTTCAGGAGAGTATATTATAAATATGGAATGTCTAATCCATAAAGATGTAACATTTAATCAAGATGAAAAGTAACTACGAAAAGAAACTATACCCAAAACTAGAAAAAGAACTAGCAAAGGTAAAGCTGGGAGATTTGGTTACATTGTCTTTGGCAAAAGGTGGTAGCTGGCTTGAAATACCAGTACAGATACCAAAAGAAACCAGTATTGACCCTGAATTATTTATACATCTTGAAGTGTTTGAAGCTATGTTACAAGCGGTTGGAGATGTAGAGTTGGTGGAGAATATAAGCGTGCATATAATGGAAATGAAGTTTGATAATAAGCAAGAAAAGTCCGGAGTTAATAAATATAAACACTATCAATTCGGCAGTAATTCTTGTATTGGTTGCAAAGTAGATAGACCATTAAAAGAGAAAGGAAACAGGTGTGATGTGTGTGTAAATTATATTTCCACGTTTTACTTTAAATAATAATATATAATATGTTTAATACAAAAAAAATAAAAGAATTACAAGCTGAAATAGATATGATTAAAAGTAGGGTTGTTGAAGATTTTAATACTAAACAACTTCATTTTAAAGAAAATATGGTGGCTATTGAGATTAAAGTAACAAAAGACGTATATAATTCAGACAAGATTAGGTTTTGGAAAACAGAATGTCCTTCCAATATAGAACAATGTGCTTATTTTTTAAAAGGCACAGAACCAAAATGTGATTTGCTAAATATGCACTATGATTATCATGGAAGAAAAAAAGAAATAAGATACATAAAAAATAATGTAGAGTGCGATAAAGATGGTAACATTAAAAAGTTGGAAATTAGCAAATAATATGATATAATAGATATATGACAAAAGAACAAGCAATAAATGTATTAATACAAGCTGTTGGTATTGCCCAACAAAAAGGTGCATATACATTACAAGATGCAAAGAGTATAATTATGGCGGTAGATATATTAAGTAAAAAAGAAGATGAAAGCGAAGATAACAACGGGAACAGCTAAGGGTAAAATGTTGAAAAATGAGTGAAACATTAAAACAATATATAAACGATTTACGCTGGAAAGGCAAAGCAAAGATAGGCACAACAGTAACAATTCCAAAGGGTAAAAAGGCATAAAAGTATTAGATAAAACTAGTACTTTTTTGTTATTTATGCTATAATATATTATATGGAAAATGAACAAATAAAATCAGCAAATACAGAGGTAAAGCAGAGACCAGCTCATTTATTTAAACCAGGTCAGTCAGGCAACCCAAAAGGAAAACCAAAAGGGGCAAGACACTTTTCAACTTTAATAAAAGAAGCTATACAAAAGGTAGCAGATGGTGAAGACGAACCAGCAGACAGACTTATAGTTAAACAGTTAGTAGATAAGGCAAAACAAGGAGATTTACAAGCTATCGATAGAGTTCTTGACCGAGTAGACGGTAAAGCAGAACAAACTATTAATCTTGACGCAGAAGTAACAACGAACGATGGACTAACCCAAGAAGAAAAACAAGCATTATTAAACTTATTGCAATAATGATAAACAAACAAGCATTATCGAAAATGATAGAAGGCTCACAGTCTGAAAGAAAATTTTTAGCAGAAAACTCTTTTGGGCTGTTTTGTGTATACTATTTTCGTCAATACTTTAAATATGCTTTGGCAAGTTATCATTATGATTTTTTTCAAGATTGTCACGATTTAACTGATAACAAAATACGTGAAGTTGCATGGATAGCATTCCGTGAAAGTGGTAAAACATCCATAGCAAAGCTTTTTGTTATATGGCTTATTGCTACTGGTAAACGTAAATATATAAACGTAGACTCATTTGACAAAGAAAATGCCGAGCGTATATTATTTGACGTTGCTTTTGAAATGACCAATAATAAGATGTTACAAGCAGATTTTGGGGTATTATTCTCAAAAGAACGTAGTATAAATGATATTAAACAAAATCGCATAAATAACTTCGTATGTCAAAACGGAACTCGTGTAGAAGCTCATAGCACACAAGAGTCAGTGCGTGGACGCTTACACTTAAACCAAAGACCAGACTGTCTTATTTTAGATGATATTGAAACAAATAAAACAAAGGACTCACAAGCATATACAAAACAAGTACAAGACCATCTAACAGAAGCTATGGCTGGTATGTCCCCAGACGGGTTTATGTTGTACTTAGGAAACTATATTACAGAGTATGGTAACATTGCATACCTATTTGAAAGAGCCAAAAATGACCAAGGAATACGTGTTAGGAACATTCCCATAGTAATAGACGGAAAGCCTGCTTGGGTGGCAAAATACGCCCTTACCGACGATGAAGCAAAAGAAACAGGAAAAGTATCAATTGAAGATAAACAACGTCAATTAGGTTCTCACGTATTCTCTTATGAAATGATGAACCAACCCATAGATGATACACTCGCTGAATTTAAAAAAGAATTTGAGCAAAAAGCAAACGAAGATGAGATGAAACATCTTACTTTTAATACGTTTGTAACAATAGACACGGCAGTATCACAAAAAAACATAGCTGACTTTACTGGAATTACAATAAACAGAGTTTCAAAAGAAAATAAATGGTACGTAACAGCGTATAAACTAAAAGTAAACCCTATGGAACTTATAGACCATATTTTTTATATTTGGGATACATACAAACCACAGTCTATTGCTATTGAAAAAACAGTGTATCTTTTAGCAATAAAACCTTTTCTTGATGAGGAAATGCGTAAACGTAATATATTTATAATAATCAAAGAGTTAGACCATAAACAAACAGCAAAAGAAACAAGAATTAGAGGCTTAATACCACGCTGGGAGAGTAAATCTATATTTTTAGTAGGAAATTGTGATGATTTGTTACAGGAAATGCGAGTATTCCCACGTGGAAGACATGATGACGTACTCGATGCACTAGCTTATCAAGAGCAAATAGCATATAAACCAAACGATTATAGCGACTATGATACTATTTTTGAAGAAGATACCCCACTTTACGGAGATATTGGACTATAAAACGTGCATTGTTAATAAAAATATGCTATAATTATACAATAATTGACTGGGGAGCCAATTAAACCAATGATAAACTATCAAACAAGACAAGAAATAATCGCACAAGCTCTCAATGAAATACGTTTTGCACGTGATTTTAAACAAGGCAAGATAAAAAACTGGCAAGTAAATGAGAATTTGTACTACGGACGCAAACCAAAATCTATAGACTCAAGAGCAAACGTAGACTTAGGACAAATGTCATCTTTTGTACACACTTTACTTTCTAAAATAGATAACCCTTTAACTTTTAAAATACTAAAAAGAAAAGAGTCACAATCTAAACGTGTAGCCCAACTAAACAGGCTACGAGCGGTTGATGGAGATAAAGATAACTGGGACATTAAAGATATTGCAGGAAAAAAACAAGCTCTTATTTACGGACGTGCAATATATTCATACTATGCAGACAGTTACGACGGCTATTGTCCTCACCTTGAAAACGTAGATGTGTATGACTTCTTAATTGACCCATCAGCTGGCGGTATAGACATTGAAAAAGCTATGTATATGGGACGTTATGGCGTAGTAAAAGAAAAATGGGAACTTGAAAAAGGAATAAAAGATAAAATATACTTACGTACAGAAACAACTAATCTTATAGAGGGTAATGGAAATGCTACAGAGTCAAACCAAGAGCAAACAAACAAACAAAACCGAACATACGACCAAAAAGTATGGAACTCTCAAAAAGAAATAGAGAACCCCGATAAATATATATTTTGGCAATGGTATACAACATACAAAGGCACAAGATATTATTTATTACTTAATGAGAAAGGTGGTACAGCAATAAGAGTTGAACCTTTAAAAGATATATTCGCATCTAATTTGTTTCCGTTCTGGACTTGGGCAGCGTTCCCAGACTTAACAGAGTTTTGGACACCATCGTATTGTGATTATGTTAGAGAAATCTTTATGGCACAAGCGGTATCAGTTAATCAAATGCTGGACAACGCCGAACAGATTAACAAACCAATGAAAGTAGTTAATGTTGGTGCAATAGAAAACCTTGCAGAGCTTAAATACCGAAGAGAGGGACACATAAAAGTAAAAGGAGATTTTGACGCAAATAAAGCCGTACAAGTTTTGCAAACACCATCTATCAATACACCAATCCAAGTATTCCAAATGCTTGAGGGTATACAAGAGAAATCGTCAGGAGTTACAGCAGGTGCAAAAGGAGTATCAGATGAGGACAAAGTTGGTATTTACGAGGGCAACCAAGCAAACGCAGCAGACAGATTTGGTTTCCTAAATAAATCATATTCATTCGGTACTAAAGCATTTGCTAAACTATGGCTTGAGGGAGTTAAAGAACATTTGATTAAAAAAGTAGCAATAGATATTCTTGGGCCGGATGGACTAGAAATACAAGAAATATCAAGACGTGATTTGTTTAGAAAAAATGATGATTATGGTGTAATGGTTGAAGCAAGTAATGCAGATACCGCAATGTCAGAAGTTTCAAAACGTACAAAACTACAATTCTTGCAATTACAACAAGCTAACCCAGTACAAAACAACCAAAAGGCGTACGAATTACAAGCACAAATCGCAGGATTTGAAGAAGAAACAATAAGAGAACTTATGGATAAATCAGAATTTGGAGATGCAGGACTAATGGGAGAAGCTGACAGAGATATAGAGTCAATCCTTGATGGAAAGAATACACCAGTTAATCAAGCGGCAACAACAGCATACAAACAGCGTTTCGTAGACTTTATGACAGATAATCAAGAAAACATAACAGCTGAACAATTTGCTAGACTTGTTGTTTACATTGAACAGCTACAGCCAGTAATCCAACGGAATATGATACGCCACGCAAATGACATGCTAATGAAACAACAATTAGAAATGGCAATGCAAGGAGGTATGCAAGGGCAAGGTGGACAACCACAGCCAACTGGAGGCAACCAACCAGTACAAAAAATGGAAGATATTACAAAGGTAACAGGGGAGACCCAAGTATAATATGATTACATACAAAATAAAAGAAAGTGCGGAAGATATTAAAGAAGCTATTATTGAAAAGACAGGACACTCTACAACATTTTCAATGCTAGACGCAGAAGCTGTTGTAAAATATAATCAAAAAAACCTTTCAGAAATATTAGCTAAAACAAACGTAGAAAAGGCTAAAATGGAAAACATTGAACACTTCCACCCGTTTGTAAAAGACTTAACAGATGAACAACTTATGACCGCTTATTTATACTTTGATGCAAAAAACTTTGTAGACAAAGCACAAGCTAAAATAGATGAGTTTACAAAACAAGCTGTAGAATGGGAAGCAGAAATGATTGAAATTAAAAAACAAATTCCTGAAATTGCATTACTAGATAATGAAAAACAAGATGGGGAAAACACTGAAACAGAAAGCAAAGGAGAGTAACGACCCAGCTATCGAAGAAATGCTAGAAGAATTAGACACTTTTACATCACTTGAAATCCTGGCAAACTCTGATGGTGGGAAAATACTCACAAAAGCACTCACAAAAGATATTATCGCAACAATGGAAACATTAGCGGTAAAATACCCAGAACTAACTATTCAACAATTTATAGCATACAGTGCAAAGGTTAAAGAAAAGTTAGATATACTACGCACATTAACAAGAGCAAATAAACAAAAGCAAATAATCTCTGAAGAAATTGAAAAACTTTTGGAAGAGAACCTACAAGATTAATTGTAGGGTGCTTACCTGTACTGTATTAGTAATTCCCCAGTCGCTTATCGGTACAGGTAAATACTCTATAATTGACTTTTAACGTCAAAAGGAGTATACTTATATTATTGGGGAGCAGAGATGCTCAAAATCTATTTACGCTTAGACAGCGGTTAAAAAATCTCATAGTGCCACTATGTAAAAAGGTTATAAATATGGACGAAGAAATCCAAACTACGCAAGCGGAGGCGGTAACAGAAGCAACAGAGACACCTGTACAAACCATTGGTGAAGTAATCCAACAAGAGGCTAAAAAGCCAGAGACTGTGGGATTAGATAAATTCCTTGAAATAAAAAAGGAAAACAAAGAACTTAAAAATCAGCTCAATGACCTTGCTAAACGCATTGAGTCAGGCGACAACAAGCAAGATGTAGCCGAAGATATTCAAGCTCTAGCCGATGAACACGATATAGACTCAAATTTTCTTAACAAACTTGTTAAAAGCATTGAGTCAAAAGCTGAAAAGAACTTAGAAGAACGTATCTCTCAAAAACTAGCTCCTTTAACCGAAAAAGACAAAGAAGAAAAGATTGAAAAAGCGTTTTCTAAAGCTTATGAAGCAACAATCAGTGAAATGCCCGAATATGAAAATCTAGTTAATAGAGAAGTAATCAAAGTATTATCACTTGACCCAAAAAATGCAAACAAAACATTTGCACAATTGATAGAAGAAACATATGGTAAAGCAATTACTGGCAAGCGTACCATTGAAACAACAAAGCCAGGCGGTGGAAAGGAACCGACAGAGATAGACTTCGATAAAGCCTTGAAAGATACTGAATACTTTAAAGAAATAATGAGTAATCCAACTCTAAAAAAGAAGTATAACGATAGTATCTCATCAAGAGTATCAAGATACCTTTAATCTAATGACTGGGGATTATTAAAATAAAATTAAAAATAATCTATGTCACTTACAAATTTCCAAGAACATTTCGATAATACATACCAAGAAGTGTTTCAAAAAACATTAGTAGCAAAAGAAGTAATGAACACTCGTTTTGAGGCAAAACTTAAATACGGTGAGTCTCTAGAGCGTTTCGCTTATGATATATCAGGCGTACAAGTTCGTACAGTTTCTCGTGGTTCAGCGTCAGTTATTGATGCTATCACAGATACATCAGAACTTTTGACTGTAAACATTGAAAAAGAGTCTGCGTTCTTTATCTCAGACGGTGAAGTTACACAAGCTGGTCCTCTAAACCCAGGTGAAAAAATTGGTGCGCAAATCGGTCAAAAAATCTCTGTTGACCTTGACGCACGTTGTTTCGCTGAAGTTCGTAACGCTTTGTACGATTTCGACAATGGCGACCTTACAACTCTAGCTTCTACAGGTACACCAATCACATTGAGTAGTACTACAGTTCCACAAATGACATCTCGTATGGCTGCTAAACTACGTCGTTTTAACAACCAAAATACAGATACAAATATGGCTCTTGTTGTTGACGCATACGCTGCTTCTGATATTGCTCAATTCCTTATCAGTAAAAACATCGATATGGCTGGTTACGTATTCAAAAATGGTTTCCAAGGTACAGTTGATGGTGCATCTCTATACGTTTCAGAAAACCTAACAGGTGAGACAACTCTTACAGGTACTGGTACATTCTCAAACGGAGAAACTATCACAATCAATGGTGTTGTATTTACAGCTGTATCATCAATCGGCACAACTGCTGGTAACTTCCTTATTGGTGCAAACCTTGCTGCTTCATTAACAAACCTTGCTGGTCTTATCAACAACCCAACAGTAACAAGTTCTACACAAGTTGCTCTTACAGGTTCAGCACTAGATACAGTAAACACAAAATGGACAGCTACAGCTACAGCTACAACTGTAAACATCGTTATGATTGGTTCAGGACGTCCACTAGTTGCTGAAACAGCTGCTAATGCTTCATTTGGTAATACAATGATACACGCTTACTTCGGTAAAAAAGGTGCTATTGACCTTGTTATTCAAGACCTTAAAAAGGTTGACATGCGTCCAACAGCAGACCGCCGTGGTACAAACGTATTCTCTTCATACCTTGCTGGTATCAAGACCTTTGCAGACGGTGCAAAGAAATTCTTGGATGTACTTATTGCAGCTTAGACTACAATTATGCTCCTACTTTGTCCCTTTACGGGGGCAAAGATAGCAGAATAATTATTATTAAAAAATAACGTATGGCATATCAAAAATACACAGCAACAGAAATTATCGAACTATTCGAGTTACAAGTAAACGATGTAACAGAACTTGCAACAGCAGAAGAACTTAAAATACTTAATAGAGTATATTTGAGGGTATGCTCTTTACGTCCGTGGGAGTTTCTTAAAAACACCGCTAGTGGTTCAATATCGCAAGACTCTGTCGGGTATTACATAGATATTCCTGATGGCTTTTATTCTTTTACAGAAAATGCTAACTACACAAACAACACAATGGAGTATCAAGGAAATGCTAATCCAAAAGTTATATTTGTTGGCACTACGTACGAAGCATATCAAATTGTAAACTTCTCTGACCGCAGACAATACTTAAATAAAACAAACTATGCTTATCTTGATATGGCGAGTAATAAAATAAGATTTACCACGACACCTGTTGCTATGACATACGAGTTTGACTTCTATAAACTTCCTGAGAAACTTACCGCAAATGACTACCCAGTATTCCCTGGTAACTTCCACGAATTCCTTGCTTATGGTATGGCAGTAGAAAATGACATACTACAACTATCAGAAAAAGCTCGTTCATACAGACCAGAAAATGAAAAACTCTTTAAAGAAGAAATAACAAATATGGCTTACTGGAATAGCTTACAATACCAAAACTAACTATGGCAAACAGTGAAATCAATTTATTTAAAAGTGGCGTGCATAATCTTTTAAATGCTGAAATAATTCCAAAAGACGCTTCACAAGATGCACAAAACTGGTACACACAAGACGGAGTAATTAAACTAATACCTGGTAAAGCCCCTGTTGGTTCTGCTGGGTCTGTTGGTTTTATAACTGGCGAGATATTTGGTTATAAAGTCGATGGTAGCACTGTACACTGGCGTAAAGCTGGTACAAAAATACAATACTTTGATGGTACAACTTGGCAAGACACAATAACAGGATTAACTGCTGACGCTGACTATACTTTTACTAACTATTCTTCATTGGCTGGTACTTTTACTTTTGCTTTTGGTGTAGATGGTATCTATAAAATGCACAATGCAAATCCAGCAAGTTATAACTCAATGTACAACGCTTCTATAAACTTTAAAGGTTTTGCTTTTATTGATAGAGGACGCACAATACTTTGGAACAGAACAGAAGACAAAACAGGTCTTTACGGTTCGTATGTAGACAACCAACGTGCTGTATCAGGTAGCACAGGTGTTTATACATCGGTCACAGGAGAGGCTACAAGCTCTCTCACGGGTACTTTAGCGTTCAAAACGGGTAATCCTACACGCAACTGTTTTAACGTGCAAATAACGCTTACAGGTTCAGGGGAAGTGTACACAGATAATTACGATGGAACTCTTACTGGCTCACTTGGAGGCACTGGAACTATAAACTATATAACTGGAGCTTATACACTTTCAAATAGTGGTGTCGGCACTGCTTCATACCAATGGGAAGACTCTAACATACGTGGTATTACAGACTTTAGAAAATCAAATCCACGTGTTGCTGGCGAAGGCTTCCAATTCCCACAAGATGAGGGCGGAGACCCAATAATGAGTGTACTTGTTGGACAAGATGGTGCATACTACTCAATTAAAAAATCATCTGCGTATAGATTATACTTAGAAGCAGACGACACAAACGCAACAAACGAAGTATACAGAAAAGAACTTGGATTATCTTCATTGCGTGGTGCTATTTCGACAGGTAAAGGTATTGTATTTATGAATACAGCAAATCCTGAAAAACCTGAAATGACAATTCTACAAAAAAACATTACAGGAGACAACATAGAGCCAGTGGTATTATTCCCACACTTCAAGTTTGCAAACTACACATACAATGATACAACAGTCGACACATACGAAAGGTACATTATTGTTGCGTGTAAATCAAACGGAGCAGTAAATAACGACACATTGTTGCTTTGCGATATGACAAATAATACTGTTGACATTACAAAATACGCAGGAAGAACATTTGCAAGAGATGCAGGGCAATTATATATGGGTTCTTCTTTATCTTTGACTATTTATAATTTATTTAGTGGATTTGATGATGATGGCGAAAGTATCGACAACTACTACATAACAAAAGACGAATTGTACGAGTCAGAACGATTAAAGAAATACCGCAAAATATGGCTAAAAGGTAACATAAGCCCAGACCAATCATACCAAGTATATGTAAACTACGACAATACTGGAAATCAATTAGTTGGCACAGTGCTGGGGACAGGTAGTTATGTTGACTATACCGACCAACAAACAATAGGCTCAAACCTAATCGGTGATATACAAATTGGTGGTGCAGATACAACAGACATTTACCCATACTTTATAGAAATTAGACTTAAAAAAGTGCCAAAGTTTCGTAAACGTAGTATCACATTTAAAGCATTAGGTATCGGTTATGTTGATATAAACTTTTTACTTGATTATGATATTAGTACATTTGAATACAAACTTCCATCACGATTTAGACAAAAACAAAATGTATCACTAGACGGAGAAACAACAGATAATCCATTACCCGAGTTTTAATTGCTTAAAAGGTAAAAATTTGTTATAATTATAAGATAAAGTGCTGGGGGTTAAATATATTTAAAAATGGCGACAGAATTAGCAACAATCATAGCGGACTTCCAAACACAACTAGCTATAGAATTAGCAGTGGGTGGGACTTCGTTCTCTATACAATCAAATAAAGATGACGATGGGGTAACACTTCCAAACGGACAGTATTACTTTACATTAGATGGTGGTAACTCAAGCAAAGAACATATCATTTGTACACTCACTGGAACATCTGCAACAAGTGTACAGTCTGTATCAAGACAAGGTGTGATGACATCAGGTGCAGTACGTAAACACAGAGTAGGTGCAACAGTAACAATCACAGACTTTAGACACATTAAAGCAATGAGTGATTTATTAGCCGGCACAACACCATTTAATGGTTCTGTACCTCTAAAGTACGATACAGACCCAACTATCACAAACGATAAAGAATTTGCCACAAAAAAATACGTTGATGATGTAGCTATATCAGGTGCTCCAGATGCCTCTACAACAGTTAAAGGTATTTCTAAACTATCTACAGCTCCAGTATCAAGTACTAACCCTATAGCAGTAGGCGACAATGACCCACGTGTCCCAACACAAGGCGAAAACGATGCTCTTGTTGGTACAAGTGGTACGCCTAGTACATCTAATCCATTTGCAACAAAAGCCACCACAGATTATAAAATCTCTCAAAGTGGTACTGAAATATACGCAACCGCTGGCGGTACAGCTAACGCTCTAACTCTCACACTATCACCAGCACCAAGTGCATATACTGCTGGGATGAAAGTATCTTTCAAAGCTTCTGCTACTAACACAGGAGCGACAACAATTAATGTTAATGGTTTAGGGGTAAAAGATATAAAAAAAAGTGTAACAAATAACCTTACCTCTGGTGACATTGTTACAAATGGTGTTTATGAAATTACTTACGATGGAACTAATTTTCAAATAAATTCAAGTGCATTGTCTATCGCAAATCAAAAAGTTATAGGTAGTAGTGTTTTAACAGCAATAAACAGTTCTTCTATTACAACAACAGTTATAACACATGGACTTGGGGTAATACCAAGAGTAATTAGATTAACAGCTTCTAGGAGTTATGGAGCAAATAATCTTGGTACTCTCTCTTATGGTATGGCTGTCGTAAATACTTCTGGTACTGTAACTTTCCAAAAAACACACACACAGACAACACAGTCAGGTGGTAGTTCTCAAACGTATTTTGATGGTAGTGGTATCGCAATAATAGCTGGTGCAACTAGCCAATCTGCTACATTAACTATTGGAACAATTACTTCAACTCAAATGACAATAACTTGTCCAGCTGTTGGTTTTGGTACAATTTCAACTGGTGCTGATATCAATACTATTTGGGAAGTAGAAGCATAACATAATTAACTAATACATATGAACAACACACTCTACGACATATACAAATCACAAGGCAAAGCACTTCCAAAAACAGCGGAAGAGCGTTTTGCTGACCCAGCATTTGCAGAAAAAAAGTACAGTAAATATAATGGTAGATATAAACAGAGAAATGCAGCCCTATACCAAAAGTACAAAGATAATCCTGACTTCCAAGAAAAAAGAAAACAAAATAGAGAGAAATATAGAAAGTCCTTACAAGGAAAAGAAAAAGAAGCTCAGTACAGAATTGCATATTTTAGTAAACCTGAAGTCATAGAAAAAACAAAACTTACACAAAAGGCATACAGACAAAAACCAGAAGTAAAAGAAAGACTTAAGGCTAATCTAAAAGAGTATAGGTTAAAAACTCTTTACAATCTTACTTTAGAAGATTTACAAAAAATGAAAGAAGAACAACACTACAAATGTCTTATATGTGGTATAATAACTGAACTAGTTGTAGACCATTGTCACACAAATGGGCACGTTAGAGGGTTATTATGTTCTTCATGTAATGGAGGAATAGGCTTTTTAAAAGATGACATAGGTATTTTAGAAAGTGCTATTAATTATTTAAAATTAACAAGAAAATAAGATGCAAACTTTATCAGAAATATATAGAAAACAAGGCAAAGCTTTGCCAATGACAGTAGAGGAAAGATTTAAAGATAGTAACTTTGCTGCAGCTGCACAACAAGCTGGTATAACTAAGGACCAATATGCGGTAAATCAAGGCAATGCGGTTATGAACACAGCCATTGCTAATCTTTATGGTAAAACTGCTACAAGCTCACAGCCAACAGTGCCAGCAACTACCGCACAAGTAAACACCCAAAACGAGTATATCACAGAAACTAGAATAGACGGACATGGACAACCGTATCAAGTACAACTTCCAAATCCTAATTTTGTAAAAACATCACAAGCTCCAGCTGTAACTCAACCAACACAACCAGTAACACCAGCCACTGCATATAAAGACATAAACGTCCCAACAGGTTCTTTTGAAGACCAAAATGTAACATCTGCAAGACAAGCTCAATTAGACTACATAAATTCTTTACAGCAACCAGACGAAAACCAAATTTACCAAAATACACTTGCAAAATTCCAAGCTGAAATAGACGCTACAAACAGAATGTACGCAGATGAATTAGCTCGTGCAAAAACAGCAGGACAAGGCAGACTAGGTACACAAACAGCAATGACTGGAAGACGTGGTCTTATTGGTTCAGACTTTGGTGAAGCTCAAATACAAGGTCAAGAACAAGCTAATGAACAAGTTTATGGCTCAATAGAAAATGAAAGACTTGCAAAAGTAAATCAAATTTTAACACAAGCTAAACAAGACGCAACCGCAGAAATGCGTGCCAAAAGAGACGCTTACGTTTCAGGATTAGATGCAAGACTTGAATACTACAACCAAGCTACAGAACGTAAAGCAAACAACACTAATAAGGCAGTTGCGGCACTTCTTGCACAAGGTGTAACTCTTAAAGATATTGACCCAACACAACTATCACAACTTGCTAAATACTACGGGATTACTGTTGACGATATTAAAGCAAATTATGATGTTGCTAAAAAAGCGGAAGATGAAAAGAAATCTAACTTAATAGCAAAAGACCAACCTGCAACAGTACAAGAATACGAATATGCTAAAGCAAACGGTTATACTGGGTCATTTACTGAATATCAAAATGAAGATGCAAATAGAAAAGCAGTATCAAGTGGAAGCTCATTAACTCCATACCAGCAATTCCAAGCAACACAGTCTATCTCTAAAGATGTACAAGCAAGAACACAAGCTGCACGTGAAATATCAAGACAATCACAACTCATAACATCTTCTTATAATAACATTGTTAATGGGGGAGATAAAAGTCTTAACACGCAAGCAATTATTACAGCTTTCAATAAAATACTTGACCCAACTTCTGTTGTACGTGAGGGTGAATATGATAGAACAGCGGAAGGTCAGTCATTAATTTCAAGACTTCAAGGAAAAGTCGAAAACATATCTAAGGGTGGTTCTGGTGTAACAACACAAACACTCAAAGAAGCAGCAGATATTGCAAACACATATTTACAAAAATCTCAAAATACTATCGATTCTGAAAATGAAAGAGCAAGACAAATGGCTGAACAATTTGGTCTTAACTCATCTTTTGTTGGAAGTGTTAACGCTGGTACAGTAGATAATTCAAACACAGGAAACATAACAACAATAAAAACAAAGGTCGGAAACCTAGACTTAAGCACTTGGTAATATGGACGATGCAAAATATGTAGCACTTGCGAAAGCTATTGCTAAAAAAGAAAGTAATAACAACCCAAATACATATGGAGATAATAATACTTCGTATGGTCTTGGGCAGTGGAATAACTTAGGAAAACCTTTAGCAAAAGGTGAATTACCGGCTGTATGGAAAGAACACGCTGGTATTGTACTTGGTGACTCAAACGCACCAATGACAGAATTAAACCAAAAAGCAGTTTTAACTGGTATGGTTAAAAAATGGGCAACAGAAGACAAATTACAACCATTTGAAATTGCTGCAAAATGGAATAGTGGAAGTGCTCAAGGATGGGAGAACAAAGCAGGAACTACTATTGTAAATGGAAAATCACTTACTTACAATACTCCAGCCTATGTTAAAGAAGTGGACTCTATATTTAAAAAGTTTCTTGCTCAAATACCGCAACAAGAACCAGTACAAAAACCAGCAGGCTATGACATACCAGAACGCATACTTTCTCAAGAAGAAAAACAAGCTAATTTACTAAATGCCCAACAACAAGCAGAGGCAATGGGTAAAAAAGCAAAACGTGCAAAATCACCGCTTGGCTTTTTGGCTAATGTTGGCGTTGGTATGGTAGAAACACTCGCATCTTCACAAATTGGTCTAGGTAAAACTATTGGTAAAATAAAATCATCTAAAAACCTCAAAGGTTATACACAAAATATAGACAACCTTGTACAATCTAATATACAAACAGCACAAAAGATTAAAGAATTTGAAGCACAAGGAAAAGACGCTACTAATCTAAAGCGTGCATTTAATGAAAATCTAAAAGTTATTGAAGAAAACAAAAAGGCTATTGGTGGGTATCAAGAGTCATTACCAACAAGTGGACAAGTTATTGGACAATTTGCTGGTACAGGACTTGATATAGTCACAGCAGGTCAAGGCTCAAAAGCTACTGCTGGACTTAAAAGTGGGAGACTTGCAACAACAGGCACAAGTGCAATACAAAAAGCTGGACTTGCTACTGGTCTTCCAGAAGTTTCTCAAATGGCAGGACAAAAAGCTAGCGGATTATTTACAAAACAAGGCACAAAAAACATATTAAAAGGTGCTGGTGTTGGTTATGCTAGTGATGTATCACAAGGCTTACAGGGTATGCGTGGCGAAGATAGAACAGGTGGTAAAGCGTTTATACCTGGACTTGGTACAGCTATTGGCGGAGGTATACCAACAGTCGCAGAAGCAGTCAAAACTGGTAAAAACTTACTAAATCCTGAATTTAAAATAAATAAAATAATTGAAAAAAGAAAAGAGGGACTAAATAAACTTGACCAATACCAATCGATTAAAAAAGCAACAGAAAAAGGGAGAGAACGTGGAATTGATATTAAAAAAATACTAGCAGAAACAGATGTGCTAGAGGGTTCAGTAGACAAAACAGGTACTATAACAACAAAAGGTGATGGCGGAGCTGTCGAGCAATATACTAAACAATTTATTGACGGAAACGAAAGTATTGTTAGTGATTTACTTAAAAAAGAAAATCGTAGTATTTCACCAACTGTTATTAAGGCAAAACTATTAGAAAAAGTTAAAAATGCAGGAATTGAGGGTAAAGCATACACACAAGCAATAAAAAACATTGACGATGAAATTGCAGGTTATTTACTTAAAGCTGGAAACAATGATACTATCCCAGTGTCTGTACTTCACGATGCAAAAATAGATAAATATAATAACATAAACTTTTTTACAGAAGGAAATACCAAAAAATATGACAAAACAGTTGCAAATGCTTTAAAAGAATTAGTTGAAGAAAACACAACATCGATTGATGTTAAAAAAGTAAATAACGAACTATCTAAACACTTTGCTGTTATTGATTATTTAAACAAATTAGACAACAAAAAAGTACAAGGTGGAAAACTTGGTAAATATTTTGCACAAACTGTTGGTGCTATTGTAGGGTCAAACGCTGGTCCATTAGGTGCTATCGTTGGTGCAGAAGTAGGCGGTAATATAAAAGGTAATATAATGTCAAAAGCTTTTAGTGGTAAAACAGGAAAAATACAACCTCAATCAGAAATCATAACTGAAGCTTTAAGAATTAAAAACGCACCATCGTTAGAGTTGCCTCAATCTAAATCAAATAATTTAGGAAGTCTAAACACTAACCAAAGTACTACTATTGCACCAACTAAAAATGTCATACCTAAAAGTATAGCACCAAAAAATAAAAATGCAAGAACATTACCCAAAAAATCAAAATAATGCTATAATATATATATGGACGAAACAAATAACCTAATTGAAGCACTAATAGAAAGTACAGACCAAAATTCAGATGAAACACGAAATGTGATTGAAGCTAACTTACAGCAAAACGCTAGAAATGGTGGTATTTTAGAGCAACAATTAGAGGTGCAAGACAATATAATAAGTGAACTTAGAAAAGATAAAACCCAAAAAGTTAAACTTGAAATAGAAGAAGAAGACAAAGACGAGCTAGCAACTGCTTTCTTTTCTATGCTTAAAGGTAAAAAGGGTGATAAAGGAGAAAAGGGCGACAAGGGTGATAAAGGAGACACTGGTGAAGCTTTGACTTTTGAAATGCTAACGGAAGAACAAAAACTTGAAATCAAGGGAGATAAAGGAGACACTGGTGAAAAAGGAGAGAAAGGACTTGATGGCAAAAATGGTCTAGACGGTAAAGATGGCACAAATGGATTAGATGGTAAAGATGGCAAAAATGGTAAAGACGGAAAGGATGGTTCACCCGACACACCTGCACAAGTTAAAGAAAAATTACTTGAAGCTGGTATTGATTACACAGAAATTCAAAACACCCCAGACGTAGAAGAAATATCACTAAACACTTTCAAAAGATTTAGACAAGCAAGTAAAACTACTTCTTTGGTAGAACTAGATGATGTGGATTATTCTGGGCTTTCTTTTGTAAATGGTAAATATATACTTGGATCGGGTTCAGGTGGCGGTGCTTTCATTGACCTTACAGATGTTCCTAATTCATATGTAGGTCAAGCTGGTAAAGTAGTTACAGTTAAAGGTACAGAAGATGGGCTAGAATTTACAGCTGGTGGCGGTACTGGTACAGTAACATCAATCGCAACAGCAGGTCTTATCTCAGGTGGTACTATCACTACAACAGGTACTATCACCACATCTATGGCTACTAATAAACTAGTAGGACGTGGTACAGCTGGTACAGGTGTAATGGAAGAAATAACACTGGGTACAGGACTTTCACTAACAGGTACAACACTTAATGCAACTGCAGCCATCACTGGTTCTGACACACAAGTTCTATTCTTTGATGGTGCAAACAATCCAGCAGGTGATGCAGGGCTAACATATAATAAAACAACAGATGTCCTAACAGTAGCAGGTAGTGTATTAACACCTGAGGTAAAAGCGACAAGCTCTGCTGGCGTAGACATACATAACAACTCTGGTACACAAGTAGCTTTATTTGGTGCAGGTGGTGGTACAGGCTCATCTTTAGTAGGCACAACAAACATCGGCTCTGCTAGTGCTGACTACATTCAAGTATCAGGTGGTACAGGTGCAACAACCCTAACAGCAACTGGTTCAAGTTCAAACATAGACATAACAGCAGTACCAAAAGGTACTGGTAAATTTAAAGTTACAGGTGATGTAAACATTTCAGGACTTACAGCTTCTAAAGTAGTATTCACAGACGCTTCTAAAAACCTAACTTCAACAGGTATCGGTACATCTTCACAATTCATTAAAGGCGATGGTTCGTTAGACAGTGCTACATACGCAGACAGTTCATTCAAAACTATCGCTGTTAGTGGTCAATCAGACGTTGTGGCAGACAGTGCAAGTGATACGTTAACACTTGCAGCAGGTTCTAATATAACCATTACAACTAACGCTGGTACAGATACTATTACAATAGCAGCTTCAGGTGGTGGAGGTCTTACTAACTGGACAGAAGCATATACATCATCTACACAAGCTACATCAGACTTTACAGCAATTGGTGCAGGTGCAGCAATTAACGCAGCTCTTGTAGCAAAAGGTACGGGAGCAACAGTAGCACAAGTACCAGACGGTACAGCAACAGCTGGTAATTCTCGTGGACAATACGCAACTGACTGGCAGAAAGTTCGTAACACTAATGATATGGTTGCATCAGGTAACTATTCAACTATTGGTGGAGGAGAACGAAACAAAGTAGTAGGTTCTTGGGCAACAGTACCAGGTGGATATAATAACCGAGCTGCGTCTTCTTCCTCTACTGTAGGTGGTGGTGAAAGTAATAACCTTAGTGCTGGTTCTGCTGGAACAATCGCTGGTGGTAGTTCTAACTCATCTACAGCAGATTACGCAACTATCGGGGGTGGTATTTCAAACCAAGTAACTGGTAGTCGTGGAACTGTTGTTGGAGGGGATTCAAATGTTAATACTTCTTATGCTGGTATAGTTGGTGGATTAAGTAACACAACAACAGCAGGTGGGTACTATGCAGTGGCATTAGGTTACGCAAATACTATTTCAGGTTATCCTGACTTCCCAGTTGCGATTGGTAGAGGTAATGCTGTTAGTGCTACTGGTGGTGTAAGTGTTGGATATAGTAATACATCATCTGCTCGTTCAGCGGTAACAATAGGTGAATCAAACACAGCTTCGGCTAGCTATACAAACTCAATAGGATTTTATGCAGATGCTCATTTACAAGGTGAAGCAACACACGCTTCGGGTAGGTTTGCAGCAGTAGGTGATGCTCAACAAGCAGAACTAATATGGCGTAGACAAATCACAGGAACTTCTGCAACAGAACTATTCCTTGATGGTGCTTCTATTCAAGCAATTCTAAAATCTTCTAATGCTTCGTGGTCAGGAACTATCACAGTAAATGCTACACTAAAGACAGTAGGTAATGGTGCAGGTGCTATCGGTGATATGTTTGGTGGTCAATACTTTGTGTGTATCTCAAGAGTTAGTACAACAACAGCGTTGAAAGGTACAATACAAACTATTGCGACAAGTGGGAATATGACTGCTGGAGTAGTTACAATTACAGCAGATGATACAACAGAAGCATTAAAAATAACGTTCACACCAGACACAGCATTTGCTGGGTCTACAACAGTAACAAATGTAGTCGCATTTGGTACATTAGCAGAAACAAGAGTATAATTATGAATACATATAAAATAGAGCCAGTTTCATTTGGCACATTAGGTAACGCAGATAGGTTTTTTATTGAAGTAATAGACTACCGATTAGGGAATCCAGCAACAAGACTTCGTGTAGTTTTGTGTGATGAAGAAAAAAACTTTGATGCAAAGGTTTTAGATTTACCAGAAGAAGTTTATGAAAAATGGGGAGAAGACGACAGTATTATTACAAACTGGGTTTGTGAAGAACTCGGATTAACTTTGGCATAATATGAGTATTAAACACGATGGTACAATAGATTTTGAAAGTGCAACAACAATAGAAATACCAGACGATATGTACAAGACATTGATGGTGGTAAATACTAATACATCTTCAAAGAAAGCTACAATAGAAACAATACTTGAAAAAGATTTTACAGAAATAAAAGCAACAGAAGAAAAAAAAGGTGAAGAAACTAAGAAAGAAACACATGAAACGATTGACCTACCATATTTGTTATCGGATTTTAAAGAAGTCGAGTACGATTATTTATTAGATAACGGGTTCATTAAAGAATCCAAAATTAAGTAACATGACCCCTGAAGAAGAACTAAACGCAAAATGGGATAACAGAAAAATCATTGAGGAGACAGTGAAGTCTCTTAACATGCACACAGAACCTGCCCCAAAGACATTAGAACTTTTTGCTGAATATGGCAAAGAGTCAAAAGCACAAACCCAACAAATCGATGAGATAAAAACTATCCTAGCTGTACAAGTAGAAAAGCACGAACAGCAACAGCTAGTACTACAAAAGATAGTTGATACAACTGAACAAACACTGATACAAGCTACTAAAACCAATGGAAGAGTGCTAGCTTTAGAAAAAAAATCAACTGACATAGACGAAAAAACAAAAAGTAACTCCGAGGATATAAATTCTTTAAAGAATTATCGTTGGTGGTTTCTAGGAGTAGGGGCGACACTAATGGTAGTGGGCTACTCTGCTCTAAAAGGAATAATCAGTACAGAGCTAGACCAACACAATAAAACAAAAGCAGATGAGGTCGTATCATTATTAGAAGATAAATATGATTTAAAAGTAAATGAATAAAAAAACATTAACTCTAACTAAAAAACCTAAAAAGACTTTAGTTATGACAAAAAAGAAACCTATTACAGTACCAAAAGGTACAAACATTAAAAGAGTAGCGTATAAATAAAAATGAAACAAACAGGAAACATACCTTGTTACCCACACCCAGAGGACTATGTAATGGGTGCGGAAACAGCAATAGCTCAAATAGATAGAATACAAAATGCAGACTGGACAGCACATTTGCCAAGTACAGAAAAGCAATATGGTATATCTTTTGATACATTGTCGTGTACATCGTTCTCATTGTGTTCTACAGCAGAAACAAACGTAAACTGGCTTATTAGCACAAAAAATCTGCCACAGTCCACAATAGACTGGCTACAAGCCAAAGGTTATATGGACGACTATAACAAAGTCAATTTCTCTGATAGGTTTATGGCTATAATGTCAGGTACAAAAAAGACAGGAAACGACCTTAGAACAGTTGTTGAAACAGCTCGTAAAGTCGGATTTATTCCAGACAAAATGTTTAGTTTTGCTGGCAACAATTGGGAAGAATACCATAATAAAGCTCTTATAACTCAAGAAATGCTAAATGTTGGTCAAGAGTTCTTGAAACTAATTGATATTAAATGGGAATGGGTATTTTTTGACCAAGACCCAAAGATGTCGGACGAGAATTACAGCGCAGCAATGAAAGCACTAAAACAGTCCCCTTTGCAAATTGGTATACCAACACCAGCTACACACGCTACTATGCTTTATGGAATTACTCCAAACAAGCGCGCAAAGGTATTTGATACATATGACCCGTTTTTCTTTGAAAACTTTGTAGACGACTACCAAATGCACTTTGCTATGAAAATAGTATTGTCTCCAAAAGAACAGCCGAAGCCGGTATTGTACCCACAACATCAATTTACAAAAACATTAAAGTATGGAATGACTAAAAATACTGATGTGGTAAAACTTCAAGAAGTGCTTATTGCTGAAAAATTGCTTGCGGTTGGTTTGAATACTGGAAACTTCTTTGATAAAACACTATCTGCGGTAAAAAACTTTCAAGCTAAATATGGCATTGAAACAGTCGGACAGGTTGGTCCAAAGACACGAGCAAAACTAAACGAACTCTGCTCAAAAAAAGGCTAGAGGAAGTGAATTTGGTTCGCTTTGGATTGCTTCCTCTCGTTGAAAGAAAAGCGAAAGAATTTTTAAAGTTATGTAAAGATAATGGGCTGGAGGTTAGAATTACAGAGGGGTATAGAACGCTTGCAAGACAACAGGAACTGTACAACCAAGGGCGTACAACACCTGGAGCCATTGTAACAAATGCAAAAGCTGGAGAGTCTCTACATAACTGGAAATGTGCGTTTGATGTAGTCTTTGTAAATGGTGGCTATAATAGACCAAATAAAGACTGGCAAGCTATTGGAAAGATAGGAAAGTCTATAGGGTTAGAATGGGGTGGAGATTGGGTATCGTTTCAAGATAGACCACACTTCCAACTAACACTCGGCTATTCATTACAAGATTTTCAGAAAAACACAGTAAATTATAATAATTTTATTTAATATGGAAAATAACGAATTAATACAAGCATTATCACAGTCCGCACTTGTCGGAACAATACTAACTGTAGCAATCCAGTTTATAAAAAACAAATACGGATTTAATAGCAACAAAACAAAAGCTATAATTATATTCTTGAGTCTTTGTGGTGCATCTGCATTTTACATATTCAAAGATACTCAATACTGGATGACCTTTGTTGGTATACTTGGTACAGCTTCAACAGTTTATAACTTTGTAATCAAATCAACTTCTCTTAATGATATTGGTAAAGATGAGCTAGGTTAATTAAAAGCCCCATTACGGGGTTTTTATTTTAAAAGTTTATAAACTCTTCTTTCTCTAAAACTTTTTTATAGTAGTCTGGCTGTTCTGGTAATTCTCCAAGTTTTAAAATCATTTGTTTTAATAAAACTAATTCTGTATAGTCTTCTCTTTTTTCAAGCGGTGCGTATTTAAAACGTTCTATTTCCGCTAATAGTTTTTTACTATTACGTTTTACAATGTTTTCTTTGAACTTTGCCCCAGCAGGCGCTCCAGAGAAACCACGATTACAATATGAGCATTGTCCAAAAACATTATCAGGATTAAACTTTGTATAGCCTTTACAAATAGAATATGGCACATAGTGTCCAGCTTGCCAGTCAGGGTTTTTCCAGTCGTCAACATATTTACCGCAAGAGATACATTTTTTATATTTGTAGAAGTCTCTTATTCGCACATAGTCGCTAACAACTTTCCATAATCTTTTTTGATATGTACCAGTTCCGTGCGAATTGCTTTCGGGTATACTTTTATACCAAGTGTATTTCATATATACTAGTATAGCATATTGCACAAAAATAGCATATAGTGTACAATAAATTTATGAATAAAAAAATTTTGTTGTTTGATATTGAGACAGCACCGAACCTTGGATACGTTTGGGGTAAATACGACCAAAACGTGATAGAGTTTGAAAGTGAATGGTACGTTTTATGTTTTGCTTATAAATGGCTGGGAGATAAAAAAACACACTCGCACGGATTACCGCAATATAAACTATACGCAAAAGAAAAAGACAACGACTACGAAGTCATAAAAAAGATGCACGAGTTATTTAATGAAGCAGATATAGTTATTGCCCACAATGGAAATAAGTTTGATATTAAAAAAATAAATGCACGGTTTTTGTATCACGGATTTAATCCGCCAAAACCATACGCTCAAATAGATACACTTTTAGTTGCACGTAGATATTTTGCTTTTACATCAAATAAACTAAACGACCTTGCTGTATTATTGAAACTTGGTAAAAAAGCAGAAACTGGCGGATTTGAATTATGGAAAAATTGTTTATACGGAGTAGAAAGTGCGTGGACTAAAATGTTAAAGTATTGTAAACAAGATGTGGTGCTTTTAGAAAAAGTTTATCTTAAGCTATTGCCGTGGATTAAAAACCATCCAAACGTCGGACTCTTAGATGGAAATATTGGAACGTGTCCAAATTGTGGAAGCACAAACGGAGAGAAACGTGGATTTAGATACACTACCACATCAACATATCAAAGAATACAATGTAAAGATTGTACAGCGTGGTATCAATTAAAACTAGAATAAGTTATCCACAGGTCAAGCACAAAACGCTTGACTTTTTTCTTAGGTTTGCCCATACTTATATATGCACCCCGAATAGAATACACTCAAAGAACAGTACGGGTACAATTATGACAAAAAAAACAAAAAACAGAATAATAAAAATTGCGGTGGTACTATTTATCAGTAACTATATTATTAATGGGTACCACATTAGCTACTTAACAGCTAAGGCGACATACAAACAAGCTCAAGACACCTTGTATAACACGCCACAAGCCCCGTCAGCGAACGAAATAGCAAAAATTGATACAATGTCCATTCCTGAAATAATCGACACGTACGGAGGCTCACAGAGCGTCAACATTAAAAAGGTTGCAATGTGTGAAAGTTCACTAAGACCGCACGTTGTAAACTATAATGATGGTGGACAAGGTCTTCACTCTTATGGCTTGATGCAAATCCAACCGCCAACGTGGTCGGACTTTGAAAAATGGTCTGGGATGGATTTAGATTTACACTCTCCACTTGACCAAGTCAAAATGGCAAAATGGGCATTTGATAATGGCTATGGCAAACGCTGGACTTGTTACAGAAAACACGTAGCGTAAAACTTGCAAACAAAAAAGTAATCCTGTATAATATATATGGGTTTACTTGGGTATGCGTGAGGCAGAGCAGGCTAACGGTATCATAGGTTACCTTGTTCTCACAAATCTATTTTAAAATATGCGTTTAACTTTTCTTACTCACTTTTGTGCTAAACATCCAAAAGTCTGCTGATGGTAAGGCGTGAGAATAACCATAAAAAATAACTCCCTATGACTTGACGAAATATAGTAGCAGTATAGGGTTTTATTTAACCCTTTTTATGCTATAATGATATCAGCTCGTTACTCTACTATATAGGGTATAAAGCTAGGTTATAGGTCTTGTTTACGCTAGAGACACTAAACGACACTTTGGTGAAAGCCCAAGGAGTTCCGCAAAAGCGTGTAAAAATATGTTTATTTATATATAGTAGGAATAAACAAAGCGGATTATACAAATGCAAAAGGCGGTGGGTACAAAACATCGCCTTTTTGCTTGCATTATTTTTACGTTAATGCTAAGATATAAAAGTAATCAAACGCCTCGAAATGTTTGGTTATGCAAAATGTCACTAATCTTTTTACGCAAGAAAACCCCGTTATGGGGCTTTTTTGTTTCTGTAATCGATGCAACAAAGTTGTCTAATCACTGCATTTTTTTATGTAAAATCTAAAATACCTTTATTTTAAAAGGTTTAATCGATGCACGTTTACATATTTACAAAAATATGATAATATGTATATATGATATATACAAAAAAAATAAACAAAGACGAGCTTATAAATAATTTTATAAAATGGTATACATTTGAACAATACCCAGAATATACACCAGACGAATGGGATATAAAAGCGTGGCTTGAAAAAAATATTAAAATTCTTAATGAAAAAATAAATAAAGAATGTACTATGTGTAAAAAAGAGGGAGAATTTAAAAATACATATTGTAATAGTTGCTTTGCATTATATCAAAGAAGTAGAAGGTATGGTATTTCAATTGATAAAATAAAAAAGATGGATATGTGTGAAATATGTAATGTTAAAAAAGCAACAGAGGTTGACCATTGCCACAAAACAAACAAGTTTAGAGGTTTTTTGTGTAAAAGTTGTAATGTTGGAATTGGACATTTAAAAGATGATAAAGAAATATTACAAAAAGCTGTTTTCTATATAAATAAGTAAACTATTAATCATAAAAAAACTGGAAAAGTATATAAAATACCGTTCCAGTTTAAATTTGGCGGGGTCGCTAATCATAGCATTTTTAAACCCCTAGGTCTTCTGTGCAAGTTTTGCACGTTGCAATCTTCGTAGTAAATCAACCACTTCCCATTTGGTCTTGTAACCAAATACAAATTCCCAGTCATCGAGCTTACTATCAAATAAAAACCATTTAGGTGATTTTATCACATTGATAATCTCGTGAACCATCATCAAGCCAAACAGTCTGTGCCATGCACAATGCTTGTCATACCACAAACAAATGATATTGGAGGGACACTTGGTTCCGTGGCGTTTGACAGCTCTGTCGTGGTGTTTTGATAGAAACGTATCTCTTTTTGGGTGTGGAATACTTTTCCACCTTGACAATGTTTTCGTGTCCACAATAGGTGCAGTAGCTTCTGCACACCATTTTTGACTTTGTCTCTGCTGTGATTTCTTCAATCGGTGCTGAGTTTTGCGAGTAGCAGGTCTTACATTCATAATGAGCATTCATTAGTTTAAATTGATTTTTAGTTGTGATGGATTATAGGGTATAGCATTAAATACTTCATCTATAACCTGTTGTACTTCTTGCTGGTCTTTGTCGGCTACCAGTCTTTTAAGCTTCTTCTTCCAATCGTTGGAGTAGCTTTTGCCAATCTTTGAATTTTGCATATTTTGACTTCTAGTATATTATACCATTTTGCATATTTTGCTTTCAAGTGTTTTAATGTTGCACCTGTGGATAACTCTATTGTCAATATATAGCGTATAAGTTATGATTTGCGTATGGTAATAGATAAGTTTATATTTAAAAATCAAAAGCAAGTTGTTTTAAAAGACAATTTTTGCAAATGTTGCGGTGTCAACTATACGGAAAAGCCAGTTAGTTCAAGAATTAATTTTTTGTGTGTTAGTTGTGCGTATATTGAGTCGTATAATTTTGAATATAATTGGGTAATATAATGGAAAACGCTTTTACAAAAATACAAATAGAACAATACAAAGCAAAAAAGGCTATAAGTGAGAGAGCTGATATTGTTGGTATTTTTAAAAGTGAAATAGACAAGGAGAGAATTGGGACTAAATTCAAGCCAGTAAATGCAAGAAGACTAGCTATAATGTTAAGCGTATTAAAAACAAATCAAGAATTATACGAGTTTTTGTCTATATGTAAAGATTATAAAACAAGAAACGGCTCTTTTTCAAAAAGATTTTTTGGTGGATTTAAAAAACAAGAAAGAACACAAGATTTCTTTTAAGTCAATATTGTATTTATTTGTGGGGTTTGCTATACTTATTATGTAACAGTGATGTTATGAGCAGTACCATCCAAAAATTCTTTTTCAAAGACTCTTTTGAGGGGTGGTGCAGGGTAGTAATATTCTGCAGCTCTGCTCAAAGGAGTTTTTTTATTAAAAACAATGTCTACCCCAACTTGTACGATACAAGATTTACAGGACATAAAATGTGTAAATGATATCGCCTATGACGCAATGGCTCCAAGGTAAATGTCGCTCTTTTAAAAATCCAATAATGCTTTATATAGTTAGTTTATTTGAGGATAGCGACTAGTGTAAAACAGAGAAATCTTGAGTATTTACCTTGGTGAATTGAAGATTAGGGATTGGGGTTATTGCATTGCTTATAGCATTGCTTATTATTAATTAAATATAAAAAGAAATTATGAATAAAATAATACAAGGGGACTGCCTAGAAGTAATGAAAGATATACCTGATAAGAGTATTGATTTAATAATTACTGACCCACCATACGGAATAGGAATTGCCAAAAAAAATACATTGTCTATTAAAGGATTAAGCTCAAAAACAAGAGAGTTTACACAAATGAAATGGGATAGTTTTATTCCAACTAAGGAATACTTTGACGAGATTATTCGTATAAGTAAAAATCAAATAATATGGGGTGGTAATTACTTTGCTCACTTACTACCACCAACATCGTGTTACCTTGTTTGGTGGAAAAAAGACGGATTACCTAGGGGGACATTTGCAGATTGTGAACTAGCTTGGACTTCGTTTAATAAGCCAGCACAAGTTTATAATAGTCGTTGGCACGGATTTATTAGAGATAGTAAAGAAGAGAGAGTTTCGCACCCAACACAAAAAGCTCTTGATGTTATGCAGTGGTGTGTAGAAGAATTTTCAAAAGAAGGTGAAACTATATGCGACCCATTTGCGGGTAGCGGTACTACAGGTGTAGCATGCAAAAACTTAAATAGGAATTACATCCTGATAGAAAAAGAACCAGAGTATATTGATATTATAAATAATAGACTTAAATAATATGGAGAATAAAACAAGTAAAAAAGAAAATCCAAAAATACGTTATAAAACAAAACCGATAAGAATGGACGACAGAACCTGGGAACAATTAAAAGAAAACAAAATAACGTCTGGGCTATCTTGGAATTTATTTTTATTAAAGTTATTAGAAAAAAAGAATTAAATATGTACATCTGCAATAAATGCAAAAAAGAAACAGGCACGCAATACGCTAAAAAAACAAAAGAACGCGGAAAGGTTATAAAGGTAGAGTGGTATTGTGAAGCTTGTGCTAAATTAATGGGATTAATATAATAATTATGAATAAAATAATACAAGGCGACTGTTTAGAAAAATTAAAAGAGTTACCAGATAATAGTGTTGACTCAGTAGTAACTGACCCGCCATATGGGCTTTCGTTTATGGGTAAAAAATGGGACTACGATGTACCAAGCACCGATATATGGAAAGAGTGTTTACGTGTATTGAAGCCAGGTGGATATTTACTTGCGTTTGCAGGAACGAGGACGCAGCACCGAATGGCGGTAAGGATTGAGGACGCAGGCTTTGAGATTCGGGATATGATTGCTTGGGTGTACGGGTCGGGGTTTCCGAAGTCGTTGGACGTGAGCAAGGCGATTGATAAGAACAATGGCGAGGTAGGAAGGTTGCACAAGTTTACCGAGTGGATGCGCACAACGGGGCTATCTGCAAAACAAATCAATGACGCAACGGATACTTTCATGGGTTCGCACTATTTAACCGACAAAAGCCAGCCAGCCATTCCTACCCGTGCGTTATGGTCAAAACTTCGACCTTTGTGTGGGTTTATTCCTGCTTGGGTTGATGAACTTGTTGACCGCATAGAAGCCGAGCGTGAGGTGGTGGGGCAACATCAAACCGACATGGGGGGACTTGGTGGCGAAAGGTTAGGACAAAAAGGAGGCGACATTACAATAGCCGCCACCGACGCAGCCCGCCAATGGGAAGGTTGGGGAACTGCTCTTAAACCAGCACTAGAACCTATTACAGTAGCAAGAAAACCTTTAGGAGAAAAGACAGTAGCAGAGAATGTACTTAAATGGGGAACAGGTGGAATAAATATAGATGGGAGTAGGGTGGAAAGTATGCCAAGAAAGACAGGAACTAAACCTACAAGTGATGAAGCAACTGGAAGCGGAAACTCTTTGCAGGGTAGTAGTAAAAACCGCCAAGCAGAATATGATGAACAAAATCTAGGTCGCTTCCCAGCTAACCTCATCCACGATGGTTCTGATGAGGTAGTAGGGTTGTTTCCTAATGATAGTCAAAGATTCTTCTACTGTGCAAAAGCAAGTAAGAGTGAAAGGAATAAGGGGTGTGAGGATTTGGAAGATAAAAGTTACACGATGAACTCATCGCCGAAAAGACAAGTAGTTGATGGTGTTCAACAAGATGTAGATTTCACAACTAAACCACCATCAAACAAAAACAATCACCCAACAGTAAAACCAGTAGCCCTTATGGAATACCTAGTAAAACTTGTAACCAAAGAAAATGCAGTCGTACTAGACCCATTTGCAGGTTCAGGTTCAACTCTTCTAGCTTGTAAAAATTTAAACAGACAATATATTGGTATAGAAAGAGAAGAAGAATATATAAAAATAATAGAAGCAAGACTTAAATAATATGATTATGAAACAAATTTTTAAAGAGTTCTTAACATTTTGCTCTGATAGTAACGGAATAAAACCTGAACTAGAGAGTGTATTTTACAGTAAGGACAACCAACAAATAGTTGCAACAAATGCTTTTGTTCTGGCAATGTTAAAGCCGTCAAAAGAAATAGAAAAAGATATGCTGATAAACTTTACAACTGGCGAAAACAACACAGGATTTTCTTTTCCTGATTATACAAAGATACTGCCGGATCCAGCACATCATTTAGTTGATACTAACTATAAAGAATTTTTGGAAATAATAGAAAAAGCAAGTATTGTAAAAATCAATAAGCAAGATGTTTACATATTAAACTTTTTTGGTACAGAAATAAAATTACATAAAAAAGAATTTGATAAAATAATAAAACTTTTTAAAGCGCTATCTAAGATAGACAAAAACTTTACTATTGGAATACACAATGTTCATCCAATAAACAAGCCAGTTTATTTTACAACGTCATCTATTGTAAATGCTTTAATTATGCCAGTAAGAGAAGAATAATATGATTACAAAAACACTAACAGAAGAATTAAAAAACTACAGAAAGTTTCTTGAAGACAACGGAAACAATCCAAGAGAGGTGGAGATAGAAATGGTGGCTGTAGAAAACTTTATAAATTATTTAAAATTATACGAAGAATAGTTATCCACATGGGTAGTTATTGCATTATATGTGCTATTGGTATATGATAGATATAAGCCCAAAAGGCATTATAAGTTAAACGCAAATTATTATGAAAAATTTATATAAAGCATTAGCAAGTTTCCAGCAAGAAGTTCCAGTAATCTTAAAAGATACATCG